TTCTGCGCTATCCCATATATCCTCAGCATAGCCTTAGCATTCTATATCTGGCATAGGGGTTAGTTATACTAGGGATTACGATCCTATCTTGACTTCCCCCGCCAAAATCGCTATACTTAATGTATGATCAATATGGAGATACCTGACCCATTTACAGCATTTCGTATAGAAAAATATAATCGCACAAAAGGATTACGATACGACTTCTTTTCTGGCGAATGGGACATGGAATGTGCTGCTTGCGGTGAACCCCTCAATGCTCCGAACAAAAAGACAATGACAAAGATCAGGCTATACCATACACGAAATGAGTGCTTAGGAGGATACTAACCGATGTTGCCCGTATAGGGCATATAAAGGTTTGTTACCTCTATTTTGCGCCGAACTTTAAAACCTATTTTTTGCCAAAAAAGCCCCATGATATACTTATGTAATGCCAACAATAAAAACACGATCAGAAATTTTTGAGACAGGCAATCCCAAAATCAAATCGGCTCGAATAGTCATTAATGCAACACCCAAGACAATATTTGACCTGCTTGCCAATCCATACCGACATTTTGAAATAGACGGCAGCAAAACAATTATGGCCAACCTCAGCGGTCCAGAGCGACTCAACCTTGGTGCTAAGTTTAGAACGGCAATGCACCTAGGCATTCATTATAAAATTACAAATCAGGTTGTTGAGTTTGAAGAAAATAGAGTAATTTCTTGGAGCCATTTTGCTCAATGGAGATGGAGACATGAGTTACAGGATCTTGGCAATGGCTCAACTGAAGTTACTGAAACATTCGATGGCACTTACTCCACATGGTTTGGGCAAGCGTGGCTCAACTTTCGTAAAGCATACCCAAAGACTCAAAAGATCGTTGCAAAATCATTGGTAAGACTAAAAGAGGTTGCAGAAAATGTTAAAGGATAGACCAATGTTAGATGTTCTTTGTTTTGATTGTGGAGGGATGTATCAGGTAGCCTATGGGGTATCAAACCCTACTAAGCAATGTCCAAAATGCCAGGAGATCAAGACTCCTTTATAGCCTTATTGACCATACGGATTAAACCTTTTCGAGTTATCTTCGACGCATCAAATGTTTCAGTATATCCCCCTTGTGGCATCTCTGCCTTATCTAGGAAATGTCCATGCTTCTTGGTAAGTGTTTGTACTACTAGGGATTCTATGTGTCTTGCTTGATCCCGTTCGGGAAATGCCCAATATTTTATGAGTATCCACCCTTTGGTCCTATGGCTTGCAAGCCTTCTGCCTGAAACATCAGATATACCTATCTTAATAGCCTTATGTATTGGGCTGTATAGGATGTATAGTAGGGTCATTACTCTATTATACTTGACTTGTCCCGCAAATTTTGCTATACTTAGAGTATGCATATATTCAGAGTATCGTTATTAGACTACGCAACGGCATTTGATCTTGATATCTTTGCCTCAACTGAGAAAGAAGCCAGAGCAATGGCACTAGCAGAAGAACCTAAGATGAACATTACTAAAGTGGTTTGTCTAACCACCATTGAGTCTATATGAGTAGAACAATAATCTGTCCTGTATGCAAGAAAGAATGGGACTTTAGAGTAGGATTTGCTCACGAAAGTTTATATAAACATATGAAGACGGATCACAAATAAAAATATGAAACTACATTATGGCAGAATGACCTCTAACTATGCTATTGGGTTGTATGTTGCTAATTGGGGCTACCCCGTAAAAAATGAGTGGGAGATAGGACTCTATCTCTTTAAGTGGTATGTAGGAATAGACTTCTTTAAATGACACACGACTGCTCCTATGTCTTAGACCTTGATGGTCAAGTAACCTGCTCTAATTGCGGTGCCATGGATGATGGCATGGACAATAGTATCTTTGAAAATCAGGTTGACTTTGAATAAGAAAAAATGTGACCATACTTGGTATATGCGTGAAGAAGGTATTCAGTGTACCAAGTGTTTAGTTATTTGGGATAAGAGTATGGATCTAAAAGATTAAGCAATACTGCCAGAACCAGTTACTGATCCAGCACCGTCTATGCCTTTAGGCATATTGTATATGCTCCATGATCCTGTGTCTCCTGGTGGATACCCTGGGTTGCCTGGGTTACCGCTTCTAATATAATATGCTCCTGCAATTCCGTAAGGGTTTCCGTCTGCAAGGATGATCTGACCTAATGAGTAATACCCTCCATTAGAGTATGCTCCTACATAATTTGGTGGTGTTGCCATGAGATTATTATATCACTCTTTTTAAAATGCAAAAAGACTAACTTTAAGGCTTAGTGTATAATGGTTGTATGGCATATATAGTTAATGGAATACCAGTTGGAAATGATCCTCCAAGCATAGCAAGAAATGAATCTTACATGGAATTTTTTCATAGGGTTGGAAATTCTGCTGATAATATTAAGATCGTCCCTAACTTTTTAACAAAAGAAGAAATTGAATACTTAATGAATGACATAGACAATAGGACATCTATTAGTTTTGTATCTCAAAAAGATAACGAAGGAAATCCTATAACATATATGCATCAATATAGCGGTGTCAAAGATATTAATAATATAATAGAAAGATGCAGAGAGCAAATATCTAAATCTTACGGTATTGAAAAAGAAAAAATTAAACCAAAAGAGCCACATCTTAGTGTTGTCAAGTGGACAGAAGGCACCTACCTAAAATTACATGTTGACGACTTAGGGTATGTTACAGATAACCATCTACCAGTATTAATTTATCTAAATGATGCATACGAAGGTGGAGAGATTAGTTTTGAACTTCACAATGTTTCTATAAAGCCTAATGTTGGAGATTTTATTGTCTTCCCAGGAAATTTGCACTATCCTCATGAGGTTAAAGAAGTTTTGTCTGGAATTAGATACACACTGCCAATTTGGTTTACGATAGTTTAATATGACAGATAGCGTAAAGAAAAGAAAACTTTTGGATGGGTCTGAAGTAAATGATTACGAATATCCTATTGACTTAATATTACATACAAAGGCTCCTGGAAAATGGAAACTAATTGATCTTGAAACAGGACAAGAATATCTTGGATCAGAGATATCTCATGAAACATTTGGAGAACTTTTAAGAATTAAGGTATCGCAATCCAAGATAGGTTCTTGGTTTAAAACAAAGGGAAGGGTAATAAAAAATGGATAATACAAAGAAGCCTATAACATTCCACTGGATGTGGAGAAGACACTGGCAGATTAATGATAGTATCGAGAACCTAGATCTTAAGGGAATTCTTGGTATGGCACAAGAACTAGATAGTGCAAATGTAAAGTCTGTTTTACTTCCATACGGTCCAGGTGGGATAGATTTTTCTTTAGTTATACAAGAAGCACTACAAAAAACAAATCAACTAATAATGACAATTGCTCTACCAGCATATGGAACAAGTCCTGATTATGCTGCTAAGATTGTTGACACTTTAAATAAATTTGCACCTGGCAGAATTGGTGTAAACCTTGTTGCTGGAAGATGGGGTGACGAAGGCAATGGTCATTCTGAAAAGTTAGTTATAGATCATTACATGCATGACCCATCACTGATAGATACCCTTGAAAAAAGAGTAGGTATTTCTGCAGTCTGGATGGATAAGTTTATGAGTTTGATGAAGTTTCATCAAAATAAAACTCATATGGCAGTCGTTGGCTCATCAGACACAACAATTGGAATAGCAAATAAACATTGTGAATACATTTATGTTGATGACAATCTGTTGTTTAGAGATCAGTTTAAAAAGATTGATCTAGATAAGGTAAAGCCAATAGTAATTATTGACCCACTTATAACTAATCATCCAGATGATGAAAAGCATGTTAAGTATGACAAGAATGCCCCAGTTAGACAGCAGCATCATTTAATAAAAGGATCAATGATTGATGTTGTTGCACAAATAAGAAATCTATCTGAACAGTTTGGCATTTATGATTTTATGATTCATACTGATCAAGCAGATATCAGCAGGCTACTAGAACTAGTAAAAAACTTTAATGATATTGTAGTTCCTGAAGGAAATGTCATCGGTTACTCTGACCTAACAGTACAAAACTTTAATAATATTGGAAGTGATCCTAGTAATATAAAAGTATTTAATAATTATTTAAGCAAAGAAGAATGTGACCATATTATAGAACTTATAAATAGTACAGAGACAAGCAATAATCGTCGTCTCCAAAATGACAATGCTGGTTGGCCTGCTATATCTTTGCTATATTATGACTCACTTACCTATTCAGAAAAGTATATTCCTCAAGTTCAGGCTCTATTAGAAAAAGAGTACGGAGTAAAACTAAAGGCAAGAAATTCTCGCTTTGCTCAGTGGGTACACAATGATAGTAAATCAATACCAATAAATGATATGGGGCGTAAAGATTCAAACCATTTAGCAGGCTGGGTATATTTAAATGATAATTATGATGGTGGAGAACTATCTTTTATTCATCAAGGATTGTCTTTTAAGCCGAAGGCTGGTGATTTAGTTCTATACCCTGGAAACATGAACTATTGGCATGATGTTGCTCCTACACATGGATCAAGATATATAATGCCACTTTGGTTTGACTTTGCATAGTGGTATAATGTTTATATGAAAAAAACCAAATGCTTCTTTTGCGAAAAAGATGCTACCCATTTTGATATTGTAGTAAATCACACTGATTATATTATTGCTGATGTGTGTTTTAGTCATTTGTCTATGGGATTAGTCTCGTAACAATATGCCATATTTGGTAACATTTTCAAGAAGCGGATCTCACTATTTTGACTAAACTGTCACTTTAAGGTATACTAGATATATGGAACAATGGATTAATGACTATGCCCACTGGGTACTTGCTGTAATTGGTGTGTCTGGAATTTACTTTGTTGGTAGGAAAACTCTTTGGGGTTGGTTTGTTTTATTATTTAATGAGACATTGTGGACTGTCTACGGACTAGTTACAAAACAATACGGCTTTATTGTAAGTGCAGTAGCCTATGGTCTTGTATATATTAAGTCATATAGACATTGGAAAGAGTTAGATTCAGACAAACTATCTTGGAGACTGTTTACTAGATTAATTTGGGATAATAAAAATGGAAAAAAATGAATGCAAAAACTGTAGCATATCAATTAAAGATCCATTGTACTGGGACACTCATCAAACCATGAGCGATGGTCATGTATGGTGTACAAATGCCAAAAGATCCTAAGATAATGTCTATGGACTGGCGCAGCCTTGGATACTGGCCTGTTTATAAAGATGGTAAAAAGGTTTGGGAAAAAGATGATAAAGATAAAAACACAAAGTAGTTTTTAATAGACCATATGATATAATTAATTGTGCCTTATTTAACAAATGAAATTTTAAAATTTTACGAAATTAACAATAATAATACCTGGTATCTTACAAAATATTTTACAAACGGTGGCGACATGGGACTATACTCTGCACATGCTAAAGATGTTGTTGCTAATTCTCCAAATGGCGACTCTTTTATGGGAACAGTTGATGAGCATAATGTGTATGAAATCAATAGTCTTGGTTTTCGTGGAGAAGTTTATGAATCCCCTGACGTAATTGGAGTTGGTTGCTCAATAACTTTTGGTCTTGGTATTCCAGAATCTGGAAGATGGACAAATATTTTAAGTAATAAAATGAATAAAAATGTTTTAAACTTGGGAAGCCCTGGGGCATCTGTAGAAACTATGTGCAATACTATTATTAGATATTGTTTAAATAACAAAATGCCAAAGGAAATTTTTTGCTTGTTTCCAGATTTTTTTAGAAATATGGTTATAGTAGATAAAGAATTTTATAAATCAAAAGTAAAAAGACCGATCCATGATGGCGAAGAGTTACGATCAACATTCTGTAATCCGCAAGTACATAAAGATACAAAGTCTAATTCTGTATTTATGGAGATAGATAATAAAAAATATATAGAAGACGCAATTTCTCCACATCAATTAATTTTAAACTCCATAAATTTTATTTATATTTTAGAGTCATTTTGTTTATCAAATAATATAAAGTTACATTGGACAACTTGGGATGTGGCAAGTTCTTTAGTTATGGAAAAACTAATAAATATAAAAGATTTTAAATTAAAAAATTTTTCATTCCTTTTGCCAATTAATCCAGAAGAAAGTCTTAACTTTTCCATAAGGAGAACTTGCAACTCATCGCATGAGTCTGATTTTATAGATACTATGTACTGGGAAGCAGGATCCGATTACTCCATAGTGGACTACAAAAAAGATGAAAGTCGTGCTCATCCAGGAGTTCATCTTCAAAACCATGTTGCAGATTTTTTCTATAGCCTGTATAATGAAAAGAAAGCATAAGGAGAATAATTTATGAGTATATACAATTTATCGTTTATAGAAAATAATGGTAATGAAATAAAACTGGAAAGTTTTAAAAATAAAAACATTTTGATAGTTAATACTGCAAGTCGTTGTGGCTATACAAAACAATACTCAGACCTACAAAAGGCTTACGGAGAAAAGATTATTGTAATTGGTTTTCCATGTAATCAATTTGGAGAACAAGAGCCAGGTACAGACGAAGAAATAAAAAACTTCTGTGAAACTAACTACTCAGTTACCTTTCCTATCTCTAAAAAAATAGAAGTAAACGGACCAAATACTCACCCAATCTATCAATATTGCAAAGAAATTACTGGAGTAAGTAATATTAACTGGAACTTTGAAAAGTTTTTGGTTTCTGCTGAGGGATCAATTACTCACTATCCTAGTTCACACAAAGTATCAGACATTGTTTGACAACTAACTACCTTTAAGGTATACTTGAAGTATGAGTATAGACGAAATGACATTACGAGAAGAGATTGCAAGGGCCATAGAAGCCCTGCCTATTGAGTCAGCATCAACAAATGCTTTGGGCATGCGGACTGAGGCTGCCAAGGTTGCAAGAGGAGAAGATAATTATATGACTGAATTTTTTAATAGACAGGAGGCTTACTAATGATTAGTTTGTTTTTCTTAATTCCAGCATTTATTGTGGGGTATGTAGCATGTTATTTTATTATGACATACAAGGTTAATCAAGATTAAGCCTCTAGCATACATCTTTGATGTAGATGGAACCCTAGCCAATGTAGATCCATACCTTCACCTTGTTCGTGGTTCTAATAGGGACTACGATGCCTTTCATGAGGCTTCTATAGATGCCCTGCCAAATTTTGAAGTAGTTCAGATTCTTAATGAGGCATTTTTTGATCAGATGCATGTCCTTATTGTTACATCAAGGAAAGAGGTCTGGCGTGGATTAACCTCATATTGGCTTGCTAAAAATGATATTGGTCACCATGCACTGTACATGCGTAAAGATGATGATAATAGGCCAGACTACGAAGTTAAAAAAGATATCTTACTTAAGATTAAGAAACATTGGAATATTTTTCATGCAGTAGATGATAACCCCAATGTGATTAAGTTATGGGAAGAATACGGAATTCCTACTACTAAGATTGGTACATGGGATGGAAACAAATCTTGACATATATGTTTCAATATGGTATGATTAGTTTATGACTAAACGAGTTAAAAAAATTTATAAATGCGTTGAATGTGATACTATGATTACTATTGTAACCAAAGTTCACGAACTACCAGAGTCCATTATTTGTCCTTGTGACAAAGTAGCAGAAAGCCAGTAATCTAATGAAAAAATCTAACAACAAAGTGTCTCAGCATAAGATTAAAAGAGCAAACAAAAACAAAAAAAGAGTTCAGGCTAAACCACACTCATCTAAATTTGAAAGACAGCAGGCTTTCTTAAGAGAGCAAATTATTCAACAGTCCGTTTTTCGGGCATCTCAAAATGTTTAGGAGATAAATAATTGGTAGATCAAGACGACTTAAATAAAATATCAAAAGAAGTAAAGCGCTACATTATTAAAGAACATATGAAAACATACTACTATTCTAGTGTAGGAATCTTATGCTTTTTGCTTGGCACATTTTTTGGCTTACTAATTAAATAAAGTCTAGCACCAGTAGCCAAGTTGGTTAAGGCCCCGAACTCATAATTCGGTTATCGTAGGTTCAAGTCCTACCTGGTGTACTAAGCGAGTGTTACATAATGGTAGTGTCTCTGCCTTCCAAGCAGATAGTGCCAGTTCGATTCTGGTCACTCGCTCCAAGTTTGACAAATCTACTTTATAAGGGTATAATTAACATATGAATGTAAGAAATGTAAATAAAAATAAAATTGTGCCTCATGTGCTTACATATCCTAGGAGTGGGATGCATTTTTTTGACGATACTCTATATGAAATAGAAGGAATTCATTTTAGCAGGTCTCACTTTTTAGATGAACTGTTTGATAAAAATAACAATAAACAAAGAGTAATAATAACAATAGCCCGAGATCCAATAGATAGCATTTCTTCTTATTTAGCAATACACCATGGGGTAGCGGATATATTTTTAACTATTCAAAGGATAACGGACTATGTCCTTATGTATGCTTTTTTATGTGAAAATGCAGACTACGTTATAGATTTTAATGATCTTGTAACATATCCAGAACCTGTAGTTAAAAAAATATTAAGTTTGTTAAACATAGATAAAAATGAATATAGTTTGTTTAATAGAGGTCACATTTCTAAATTTAAAAATTATGTTCCATCAAGCAAATCTTTAAAAAATTATGATAATAGTTTGTTAGATAATCTTGACACTGATCTGTGTTATTTTTATTATAACAAACTTTTAGAAAAAAAAATCATACTTTAATTTTAGTTGTAACCTTATAAACCTGCCAAATTGATGAATAATAAAAGCATGATTACTGCTTAACACAAACCTCTGTAGTTCAGTGGACAGAACGATGGACTTCTAAGCCATGCGTCGCAGGTTCGATTCCTGCCAGGGGTACTAGATATTTGTGGTGTATAATTGTTTTATGGAAAAGGTAAACTGTAACGAATTGTGGCGTGGATGGATGGATTTTTATCCAAACGATACACAAGTTATTCAGTGTAAAGAAAGCCTGTCTAATTTTTCTAAAGATGACTGGGTATCAATGTCTGAAGAAGCAACTCATTTAATGCAGACTCTTGTTAATTTAGTTTTACACAATACTCCACTAAAAGATAAGGCTTCAGAAAACTGTTTTGATCTTTTTATTAAGCATGTAGACGAGTGGTTTTTTATAGTAAACAAAACTTTTATTATAAAACTTATCCATTCATGTCAAACTGATGAAAAATTCTTACATTTTTTTGATAGATTTCATCCTGGATTAACAAAACATTTTATGAAGTTAATGATGGTCTATATGTATAAACTTCCAGACTAATTATATTTTTTAGGATGTTTTGGTTCGTATGGTGCAACTTTAGACTTAATCCGACCATCTTTGTATAGTCTAACAATCCAGCCATCTTTGATCTGAACTGGATTAAACGCTGCTGCTTTTTTCTTTGGCATTAGAGTGTGTGTCTTTCTGTTTGTACCTTTGTGTAATCCTTGCCAAAATCAGCAAACAAAGCCTTATCTCTTTCACGGTTAGCAATTCCTCGTGACCATGAGTATCCTGCGTCTCCGCCCCATGCAAGCCACATGATGTATCCGTTAGATGGGTTTGCTGAGTTGCCCCAGTCCTTACCCTTCTTGTCTACTTCATGGCGTGAGAAGTATGAGTACATTCTCTTAACAGTACTGAGAGAGATTGATTCTCCTCTTGCTAACTGCCCTGCACGAGTCCAACCTACAGATGTTCCAGCACCATTTGCTTTTCCATCTTCCTTAAACTTAATTGCTCTACGAGCAGCAGATCTTGCTCCTGCTGGTGGTGAGTATCCTTCAGCCTTTGACACTGAATCTTCATCATATTCTACTGTGTCATCATCTTCAAATAGATCATCTGCTTTTGCAGCAGGTACACAATTAGGAACTGGCTTACCATTGTCTCCTGGCTTCATTCCTCTTTGAACATATCCATCCCAACAAGGTGCTTGCTTAGAAATATTTTCTGGGCAGCAATCCGATTTACCAATTGATGAATCATACATTGCCATAGCAACTTCTGAAGAGTCTGGCTCTTGTGGTAGTGGATCAATAGCAACCATCAATGACATCATACATCCTGTGTATAGATTTGTTGCTTCCCAAAAACCATTTTCTTCTTGTTCAAATAATTGTATGAGTACTGCTGGATTTTCTGGAGTAGCCTCAAGAGAATACTCTCCTCCTGGAATACCAAGCATACCTTCTGTCATTACATGAACTACCTGACCAATGTGGACCTCTTCATCAGACCCATGGGCTGTCATTGCGAAATCGCCTTCTTTTAGCATAACATAATTATATCATGCCTTAAGAATCTCTGGGTCGTCAGAGAAGGCTATGCTTACTGAGTGCCTTGGGCACATTGATTCAACACTATGAATTACGCCCTTTGGTATAAATGTCATGTCCCCAGGGCTTAACAACACCTCGTAATTTAGTTTTTTATCATCATGGAAAACCTTCCATAGGCTTTGTCCACTACCCTGAATAAAGAATCTATCTTCTGCATCTGAATGCACTGTAGGATCCCACCATTCAGTTGGCCATCCATCTACCCCGTCGTCTTTAATTGTAAGTTCTTCTGGAATTTTTTTAGCATTGTCTATAGTAAATTTTGAAAAAAGGTTTTTTAGGTTTTTGTCTATCATCTTATTATCGTTTCTATTTATAAAATGAACTATCATCATTGAAAACATAATATGGCCTTTGTAAAATAAAGAAATGTCTGATATTGCTTTTTTATAATAATCAAAAACCCTTGGATCTTCTTCAATTACAAAAGTTCCAATAGAGTTGTAGTCTATAGTCTTGCTTTCTTTTGCAAGATCATAAAAATTGTCTACATCTTTCCATGAAGGAAAATCTTTACAAAAATCTTTTACAACAAAAAGTTTTCGTTCTTTTTTAGCACTTATTAGGTCTTTTTTTGTAACTATCGTCATACAAAAATTATAGCACACTCTTAGCCATTTAAGCGAAGGTGAGTTCTTATTCTGTGACAATTAGCACAAACCACTTCACACTTTTCGATCTCTTTCTTGATAGCCTTCCACGAAAAACCATCATGGATCATCCTGGATATATTATATTTTTTGTCTCTTATGTGATCAAAGTCTAGGATTATGTGGTTACCAACCCCACAGTCCACACAGCCAGAATCCTCTTTTATCTTAGCAAGCATCTTCTTATATTGCTGCTTATTATAATGGTCTAACTCTTTGTCAGTCATTGCTTCTATTATACCCTGCAATATTAGGGCCCCACACAGGCAATTCACCTGACTTGCGCCACGGTCTCTATCCAATGGGTAACTAATCCATCACTAAGGTCCTGTGTGGGACATGTCTATTGTACTACCAGATTATACGGTGGTGGTGATATACTTGTATATATGGAAAACTCAAAACTTAACAACTGGTCTAAAGGTAAACAAATAAAAGATCCTATTGGGTATGATGAAGAAACCAAGTATAAATATAATGAGATGGAAAAAGCATTTTCTATATCTCAAATTCAGTTAAACAATGCAAAACTATTTAATTCAAAATATGAATATGCAAAAACCTTAAATAAAAATATATCATATTTAGAGGTTGGTGTTGGCTATGGCTGGTCGGCTAAAATGTTTATAGACACGACAAGCGCTAAAAGTGCAGACCTATTAGATTTATACAATAATGCTGAGGGTACTAGAGAGCCAGGGGGGGATGCTCCAGAAGATAGTTCAATAACGCATGAACAATATATAAAAAATAAATTTTCTTATCACCCCAACGTAAACACAATAAATGGAGATATGAAAAAAGTATTTTTTACATTAAATAAAAAGTATGATCTAATTCTTTTTGATGCCGAAACTGATAGGATTTTAATCAGAAATATTTTAAAACATTGTTCTAAAATAGTCAACATCGGTGGAGTTGTGGGATTTACTTCTTACATGAACTATGATGCTGTTCATTATGATGTGCATGTAGGCATATATCAAAGCGTAAATGAATTTTTGCATTTTAACAACAATTGGTCTGTTGATGCTATAGTTTTACACGAACTTGGATTTCATGAGATATATATAAAAAGAAATTCATAGTAAATGAGCAGTTTATAGACTACTGCTCAGGTCTATTAGCCACGAAGATTCAACTCCCGCTAACTTTCCCGTCAAGGGAACATCCGTTGTAAAACCTTCTAAAGTCTCATAGCGGAATGTTTACTATTATACTACTGAATTTCAATAGTTTTTGGTAGTTTATCTTCTGGGATCTGTTTTTCAAGTCTGATATCTAAAATACCGTCCTTGAATTCAGCCCCAACAACTTCGACAAACTCAGGAAGAGTAAAGATATCAGTGAACTTACGAGCAGCAATGCCCTTATGTAGATACTCTGCACCCTCTGGTAACTCAGCATCCTGCTTCTCGCCCTTGATTGTAAGTTTGCGATTATCTAGCGACACTGAGACATCATCCTTAGAAAAACCAGCCAAAGCAAATGAAAGAATATACTCTTTGTCATTTAATTTAATCTGATTGTAAGGTGGATAGTTTGTTGTTGTTGTTACCTTCTGTAGGTTTGAGAAGGTATTAAAAAATGGATCATTAAAAAGATCCAGTGCTGTTTTTACCATGTTATTCCCCTTTCAAGCGAATAAGTTAATTTACCCCCCATTCGGGCAGGTATAAATATTATAGCATAGAAAAGCAGGCCTGTCAAATAAACAGACCTGCCAATCTAATGGTTTACTTTTTTGCTGCTGCCTTTTTAGCAGGAGCCTTCTTTGCTGCAGGTCTCTTGACTACCTTTGCAGTTTTAACTGCAATGTCAACCTCAGTAGCATCTGGCAACTTGCCAAACGCTTTGTCATTAGGGTTAACTGCTCTGATTGCTACGGGCACGATGGCTCCAAGCAATGAGTAAGCAAGTGTCTTTGGATCTGTTACGCCTGAAGCGTAAAGAGCAATCGCTGCTCCAAGGACTGATCGTCCGTAAGATGCTAGTGCTGCTTTTAGTTGTGTTGTATTCATAATTTTCCTCCTAGGATATTATTTTTGTTAGTACTGTAAAGCCAATCCATAAACCAATAATTCCTGCGACTCCCGCAAAAACTGGTGGTGCTGGTACTGGCAATTTGAATGCAGCAAATACTACGCCACATCCAAAACCTGTTAGTATTGATAAGACAATGTCTTTCATTAATTTTTTCCTTTACTGTAGTTGTACTCTTTAACAAACTCTATGCTTCTTTTAACATCTTCATTATTCCTAGCACCAAAAATTATTTCTTTAATTCCTTGATCTTTAAATTTATTTACTAAATTAGTCAGCGTTTCATAGGTAAACCTAACATTTTTTATTTCTTCTAGATTATATTCGGTTAAATTTTCTAACTCTTCTTGTGTTTTTCTAATAACAGGAGCCAAAGAAATCATAACTTTGTCATATGGTAAATCAATTTTATTGTATATTTCTTGCCCCCATGGAATAAGCATCTTGGCATTATGTTTTAATGACGCTTCAAGAAGAAACTCATTACTTATAGAGATATAGTAGTCTGGTTTTTTATTTTGTGGCAGTTTATTTAATAAATCTATATACTCTATAAGATAATTAGATCTTTCTTTTGTGGTTGATTTATTTGTTATTGGTCCTAAAGTCCATTCTATTTCTTTTTCTTTTGAATTATGTCCTATATCACCAGCAATTAGATTTATTTGTAATCTGTCTTCTTTAGAAATTTCTTTAATAGACTTATGTATTCTAACTAAATACTCTGGTGATAAAACATGCGGTCTAATAGCAACCATATATTTAATTTTTTGACGAGGATTAATGTATCTTGCTATTTTTGTAAAAAAATCAGTTTCTCCTGTATGATATGTAAAGAGATTCCCAGCAACACCAGCATCCTCCATTTCTGAGATCAGTTCTATATCTTGATTAATTAAATAAAAGTTCATGATAGGTTTATCACCTAGTTAAACCTAACTTTGGTCTGATAGGATTCGATCCAGAAAAATGAAACCAAAGCGTAGAGGAGTATCTTTCTTTTACATTGTTTTCAAGCACTTCATGCCAGTAATCTGAATTGCTTGGGAATGTAATAAAACTATTAGCCTTTGGTTTAATTTTTAAATTATGATCCATAAAATTTATTTCTCCACCCTCATAATCATCATTAATATAATAGATTGCTGCGATGTCCCCTGTAGTATCTGCATGCTCATTCATTTTATATCCTTTTTCAAATTTAATTAAAGGAACAGAAGTTCTTTCAAAAACATTAAGATCTACATTATAAAAGTCTGTAGATTTTTTATAAGCAATTGTAAAAATTTTTTCTAACATATCAACAATTGGTTTTGGCATTTCTTTTGACACAATGAACTTAACCCCCCATGGCTGAGTTTCCCAAGAGTTAGCACTGGTTACATAGTTAAGAAGTTGGATATGTTCTTCTTTAGATAAAACATTTTCTGTAATTTGTATATTATCTACAGAATTTCCTAAGTTATAGTTTGTCATATTTTAGTTATACCATTCTGCTTTTTTGTTAAAAGTAGAGCCAGTAAATTGAAACCACATAGCAGAACTATATCGATCATTGTTAACAATTTTATGTACTGCATGAAGGTAGTTCTCGTTACCAGGAAAAATAATAAGACTATTAGCCTTGGGCTTAATTTTTAAGTTGTGGTCTGGAAAATCAATTTCTCCACCAGTGTAGTCATCATTAATGTAATATACTGATGCAATATGATTTCCTTCTGATGATAAAGTATCTACATGTGGAACCAAATAAAAACCTACTACAAATTTAACTAGATGTAGCGCTGATTTATGAAAAGGATTAATGGCTACATCATAAAGATCTGTAGATTTTTTATAAACAAGTTCAAATGTTTTGTTTAGTATTTCAAAAACTTCTTTTGGTAAGTTTTCTGATTCAATCATTCTAGCAAGCCAAGGCTGCTCTTTCCAAGAATCAGCATTTTTTACGTAATTAAGCAGAACTGCATGATCTTCTTTAGACAATACATCTTCTACATACTGTATGTTTTCTGTAGAATTTCCTATTTTTTCAACATTTGCTAAATAAATTTCATCTTTTTCAGAAGGGTTTGTAATCATGTATCTATTTTACCATAGTCATCTGGCAATAGTTTCTTTAGTTCCTTATAGGCCCCTGATATTTTTTTCATAGAATTGTAGTTTGGCTCAGCGCTCATGAGATCTCCATACTGATCAAAAAATAAGACCTCTGGCTCAATATCAGTAATAAATTTACTTAGTGCTGCCTGAACTTCGTCTATGTATTCATATGCCCAATCACGAGAATCTGAAATAAATTTTAAAAAATCTTCATTGGACTGCTCTTTTTCTGTTTTTGATGCCTGTTCTATTTGCCCTTGTAGCATAAAGAACTCTAAAGTTTGAGCAAGAATTTTAATATTTCTTTTTCTCTGAATGTAAAAAAGAAACCCCAAAGTTGTAGATGTGATTGATAAAATAACTAATAATATTGGCTGGATCATAGTTCTTTCCCACCCTCTCTAACGAGAAGAACTATTGCTCCATTGTCTTCTAGTGCTTTCTTGACACGGATCATATACTCAATTGCCTGCCTTTTTAGTTCTACAGTTTCTAAAGACATAAAATCTTTTTCTTTTGCTTTTACTGTTATAAAGTTATCATTGTCTATAATATCTAAAGAAAAATTTTTAGGAGCATCAAGTGATCTAAATGCTCGTTTCATTGCATCTGTATACATATTACTCCATTGTTAATGATTGCCATGTCATTCCCCAGTCATTTTTATTCTTGTGGCTAGAGAACTCTTTTGATATCTCTCCATTTTCTAAGTATACCCCGCCCCATACGCCCCATTCTTTACCTGAAATTCCAACAGAAAAACATTCTTTTCTTACTGGACAGGAAGAACATAAAGAGTCTATTGCTGGCCTTAGAAGTTCATCATCTTCATATTTTTCAAAAAATAGATTTGTGTCATAATTTAAACAAACAGCGTCGTCTTTCCATTTAAACCTATTCATTTAGATCACATACTTATCAGGAATTTCCCAACCTAGTTTAGAAGGAACAAACTCTTTTTTCATTTGCCATTTATTGTTTTTATAAATACCAAACTTTGAAAAGTATGCCTTCTCTGATGGAAATGTTTCAACGACTGTCCATCCATCCCAAGATAGTTGTCTGTTCTTGTTGACTATTGATTCCATAGTCTCTAAAGAATTAATTAGTTTCATAATCTTTCCGTTCTGTTTGTGTGCAAAAGCACAGGATTGGCGTATAACTTATTTAAAAGTTATACACATTTGTATTTATGTTATTTAGTTTTGATACATGAACAATCTTAGATACTGGCTCTTTTGGATTAGACAAAAAAGCAAAGTGATTTATTTCAGATATATTTTCTTCTAGCCACTGAGGAGAAACTTTAAAAAACTTAATGCTTTTTCCTCTTGACTTCATACCTTTTTCAGATAGATTTGCAAACTCCATCGACATCATATTAATATTATTTGGTCCTGCGGAATATATATGAAAGTCTTTGTCGCCTTCTAGCAACTCAGAAAGGGCAACGGCCATAGATCTGAGAAAGACCTGGTAGTTATCAAAACTACTCGTCCCTTGAACTCCTACTATCATCCTCAATCCCTTCTCTTAGTTTATCCATTATAAATAACATCTTGTCTAATTGTACCTTATCCATGTGTATTGTGTCAACTTGCTCTGCTGACTCTTTATCAATTAATTCATTAACTAAAGGGGCTTTATAAAAAATATTATCTTTGATCCAATATGCATTATTGTCAAGAATAATAACTTTTATGTTGCTTTTATCATAATGAAGTTTTGACTGAGTTCTAGACTTTATTCTCCTAGAATTATTTTTTCTATTGCTATATCTATGTTGAAGCATAGACTGACTAATTATAGGCTGTTTATTATTCTTTATATTATTTTTCAATATAAATATATAAAAAAGCAAAAGCATAGTTACTGTTATTCCAATAGCACCATAAATGTTATTCATAAATACTCCTAGGTACCCAGTATATCAGTTTTTGTTAAAAAGAGCCTTAACTATTTCTTCAATAACCACTCTTTCATCTTTTGGTAAAGACTTTATAGCCACAGCATCAAAACCTTTTGGTCCTAGTTTTACTAATGGATCTTTGTCTGTTACATCCATATTCAGAAAACCTTTTTCCCAAAGTTTTAAGGTTACTTCTGAAAAATATGCAGACAGGTCTTCACTAAGCCTGGCATCAATATCTTTGAGTTTGTCTGTAGGCTTGTATAAAGCCTCTCCAGTCTCAGAATCTTTGCCTGCAAATTCTAATCCTCCGTTAAGGATTAGGTTGTCAACAATGTCAAATTCATCGCTCACTTACCAGACTTCTTTCTAACCTTTGCAAGTAAGGCAAAATCTTTAACCTTGGTATCTCCAAGGTATCCCCATGCATAACCATCATTGATCATCATGTCATTAAGTGATACTGTGTTTCCATCTACATATACCCAGCCTAAAATGCGACCATACTTTTCAGATGAGTCCATCTTCTCAGTCTTGATTACAACAGACTTAGCATCCTTTAGGGACTTCTTTAAGTACTCCTTGGCTTCAAGACCAAGAGCCTTCTCTGCAAGATCCTTTGTGCGAGACTCTGGAGTATCAATACCAGCCAGTCTAACACGAGATGCAAATAGGATATCAAACCCTAAATCAATAAGGACATCAATGGTATCTCCATCTACTACATTCTCTACTTTTCTTACATAATATTCATACATTAGTAATCTTTCCCCTTTGCTTTGTTTTCAACAAGTTTTTCTCGCTCATCGATTATGCTAATCATAAAAGACATCATGCTCTTATATCCCTCTGGTGTTGCCATGATCTTATTGTAGTGATGACCACAAAACATAAGGCTCCCATTAAGTCCGTTTATCTGAACTAGGGCTTCAGCAGCACAGGAATCGCATCTGTCTGTAGCATTTAATGCCCAATCTTTTACTTCTTCCTGTGTCTCAATCATAGTCTTCATAGTATACCCCTACTTCTTGTATTGTTTGTAATATATTCAATTATATACTAATAAGAACAGTATGTCAAGAATATGCTACAGATAGGTTAGTCTTGAGGCTTCTTCAGCAAGAGTCATTGTCATTCTGTATCTTTCATCTAATACTTTAAAATATTTTTCAAACACAACGCCGTTATTAATGTATCTGTAATAAGTTCTTCTGAAATGAAAATTACAATAAAACATATCTTTTGAAATATTGTCTGGATCTAAAGTTGAGATAAAATTTACTTTACCAAAAGGAATTCTCATGACATTAAGTTTTACCAAAGCATCAGCAGTACACCCTATACCACCATTGTAGTAATTAGTTAAACAACACTCATGCCCAAGCGTTTCTGTGCTTGTTACATTTTTTGCAAAAGTTTCTTTAACTCTTTCTGTTTCATCTATTATAAAATGATGAATTTCTTTATGATTTGGTTTTGAATAAGATTGGCTATTTAGATATAGTTCATAGTAGTAGTGTGTATCACAAAGAAACCTTTTGCCATGCTTTCCCTCTAAATAAACATATGCTGGTGCTACGCAAGATGTATTAGGCTGAACAGTAGCATTATGGTTACGTAGCACCTCGTCAGTCATAATCATTCTTGGGTCAAATGCTTGACATATTTGTCCTTCTGGTATTTTTGTTATCATTTTTTCCTATTATCTGTAGAATAAAATCCACTACCGTTAAAGACTGCACCAACATTAGAGTAAACACGAACTAAAGAAGTGTTGCAAGCATCACATTTATAGCCAGGGTCGTCATCTTTGATAGATCTTTCCTTGGTATATCTTTGTGCACATGGCATACAGTCATATTCGTACAATGCCATTGTCTACTTCTTCTTTGCCTTTACTGTCCAGACTGGTGCTTTAAGGGCGTCTCCACCCCATTCATATCCCAATGCCTTGACAACAAACCTAATTATCTTAATCCTCATCACTTTACCCTGTTTCCAAATTTAGCCCAGACTCTTTCGTGTAGAAAATATCCTAGCGCTTCCCATCCAATATAAATAAGCGCACCTAGACTTGCATACTCCCATTCACCAGTAAACAAATAGATTACACCAGCAACACCAACAAGATGGAATGTTTCCCAACTTGCTGTCTTTAGCAATGTTCTTTTTGTTGACTCCATTTACTTAGCCTTCTTGACTATTGGCTTCTTGACTACTGGTTTAACAGAAGGTGCAGCAACTACTGGAGTTGCAACTTTGCTTACTAAGGGAGCGTTTTCCTCACCAGAATATACTGGACGGCCCCAACCAACTACAGCATTGATCAACTTCTTCTTGTTATTCTTTACATAGCCACGGGTCTTCTCTACGCACATTCCTCCGTTGCGCTGATCTCCCTTTGCAGTTCCTGAAGTGTTGCCTTCGATAACTTGGATAGTTCCATCGCCATTATTCTTAACACACAGGCCAACATGTGAAATACGATTTACGCCATCATCTGGGAAATCAAAATAGATCCAGTCTCCTGCTTGTGGATCATCGTTACGAGCATCTGACCAACGATCATTCTTCTTAAACCAATCCGATGCAGCAATGGTTGCTGCAGACTTTGGATACTTCTTTGGATCTAGACCTGATGTAAATGCACACCAAGAAACAAATGACTGGCACCATGGTTGAAAATTCATTCCAGTCCACTTACCGTATTTTGTTTCATTATCTTTAGGGCCTTCTATTGTGCCCACTTCTTTTTTTGCAACCTCAATGATTGCTTCTAGACTACCTTTTGCTGCCATGTTATTCCTCCTTTAAGGACATATCTATTATACCAGTTTACCTACATATTGTAAAGTTATACTCTTTTTCCCATTTAATAATATCATTTTCATCATTTAACAATGGCTGACCCTTAATATTTAAACTAGTGTTGAGAAGTATTGGTACCCCAGTTTGTAAATAAAATTTGTTTAAAACTCTATAGAGCCCTGGGTGCTGTTCTCTTGTAACTGTTTGAACTCTTGAGGTGCCATCTGCGTGAACTACAGAGGGTATCTTGTTAGGCTGTAGGCATTTAACCGTGTACTGCATATAAGGACTTTCAAAATCCATATCAAACCATTTGTGTGCGTGGCCTGCTAAAACTACAGGAGCAAATGGCCTAAACAATTCTCTTTGTTTAATTAGGTTAACTTTGTCTTTGATAAGTGGATCTCTTGGATCGGCAAGTATGCTTCGATTGCCCAATGCTCTTGGACCATATTCTGCTTTACCTGTTGCTACTGCTACGATTCCATCTTTTAATATCCCGTCAACAATTTTCTGAATAGGATATTTTCCGCCAAGGTCATAGCCGAGATAAGGACTCTCCCAGTCGAGATGTTTACCATACAGTGCTGCTGCTGCTCCTAAAGAACTACCAGCGTCTCCAGGGTTTGGCATAATCCAGATCATATCAAAGATATTCCATAGCAGGGTATTGGCTGATGAGTTAAGTGCACACCCACCCATAAATACCAAGTTGTTTTTTCCAGTAATTTCTTTTGCCATACGCATAAAATCATTTAATCTTTGCTCATACACCATTTGAACTGCTGCTGCTATATCAAATTTATCTTCTTCTGAAACCCAGCCCCAGTCTGTAATACCTTTATGAAAGTTATATTTCTGACTATTGTGTGAAGGAAAATATTCATTAACTTTTTTGTAATGCTTTGTCCAATCACCGTATGCTGCCATACCCATCATAATATATTCTTCTTGGTTTGGCATAAGTCCAATTAACTGGGTAAAGGCTGAATAAAATAATCCAAAACTAACAGGATAATTTTGCTTATACCTTAATTTAATTTTATTACCTTCACCGACCCAAATTGTTGAGGTATTGTATTCCCCCATGGCGTCTAGCACAACTATCACAGCATCATTAAATGAACTTGTGTAGTATCCTGCTGCTGCGTGGGAATAGTGATGACTAAAAGATTTTCTTGGAACTCCAGGGATATCAAACCTTGGCTTCCAGTCTCCAGACCCACCCCTTAAAGCCAGCCTGGAGGCCTTTAGAAGGGGCTTTTCATAGTAGGCTATGTGATCTGGTGTACCATACTGTAAGGCATCTTTTATTAAACTATCATTCACATACCAGTCATTTTTTTGTTTGCTATATCTTTCTGCATGCCCTGCAAATAATATTTTTCCATCTTCAATTAAAGATACAGAGGCATCGTGAGATGTTTCATTAAGTCCAAGGATTATCACATTTTATCCTTAGTATATATACCTATCCTGATTGCCATTTTTTCTTATCTTCCTCAATAAAAAATATGCTTTAATTTTTTTTATTATTATTTTCATACTATAGTAATGGAAACCAGTGCTGTTCTGGTATAGTATTTCCTGCAGAAATCAACACCTCTAAAGGCTGAACATCATACGCAATAGTAATTCTTGGTCCAGACCAATCCCAATCGCCCATAGCATGTGGATGTCCTACTTCTGAAACTACCAGTCTGTTGTTTTTATTTACATTGTCAACAATTCGTGAAGGATCATTAAATAGTTTGTAATGAGTTATTGATGGTTCTGCATTTACACAATAGTAGCCATGAAAGTTTGGAGCGCCTGGAGTTCCGTGATCGTGGTAATCTAACTTTCCTACTTCTGCTCTATTAATGTTAAACCAGCCTTGGATATAGTAGTCTTGTTTGTCAAAATCTACTTCATAGTACTCACATGCTTCTTTAACCGTGTCGGATATTGCTTTGTGTAGTTTGTGTAAAGATGCATGGTAAAACTGAAACACATTATATTCTTTCCATTTAACCGTTGATAGACTTCCAGACTCTAAGAAAATTCCCTTATCTTTTTCCATTGAGGTTACGCCAGGCAAGGTCGCATTTTCAATCAACGCATACTTTTTTTCTAAAAATTTTGACAACTCTTCTAAATCATTGTCTAGATATCTTTCAAAAAACTTATGTTCTTTATAAGGCCTTGGTGTTGGCATATTTGAATTTAACACTGTCTATCTCCTTTGTTGTTTTACTTTGATGTAATCATTATACACTAGATCGCTGCCCCACCTGGCCTCGATCCAGGGACATCCGAATTAACAGTTCGGCACTCTACCAACTGAGTTATAGGGCAAAGTAGGCAGTTTTAGTCATACCCAGGACTATTTATTAGTTACGAATATATGATGAAGTACCAATTAAAATCTTTGTAAGAGATGTTAGGTAGTCACTGAATTTACTAAATGTATTTCTATTTACATAAGATGCTGCTGATACTACAGTTGCCACAGAACTTCCAGCAGTATTTGTTGGTGATCCATTATACTTAGTAATGCTTACTTTTCCAGGTGCTACCATATCAAGTCCAGGACCTGTATTTGTTGCTGCCTCTAGTTGAGTTTCATTCCCAAGTGCTCCAACTCCAATTGCTCCGCTTACGCAAGCAGGAAATCCTACAACATCTCGTCGTCGATCATTTCCTGTTGCAACAAATACTGGAATATTGTTTGTATTTAAAGATGCCACAGCATTAATAGTAACTGTGTCTGCTGAGCATTGTGAAAGATTTCCTGCACTCACTGAAGATTGACTAATTGAGAGCGCATCAATACTATACTTTGATGCATTCTTTGATACCCAGTCAATTGCAAGAGCAAGAGCCTTAGCATCTCCTCGTGAATTGCCGAGACTTGTTACATCATTAAACCTAATAAAAACAATTTTAAGATTTGGATTAACTGTAAGTGCAGCCTTAACCATTGTATCTCCATGGAAGGTTGCATTATTAAGATCAAAGTCTTTGCTGTTCTTTTTTAGTGGCCATGTGGCAGAGGCTGAGCCTTTTCCTTCCATAAATAGTTCTTTATTAGGACAAGACATGTCTACAGCAGGATTTGCTGACTTTACTGTTGTAAAGCAAACCTCATGAATAATTGATGGAAAATTGTTTGAGTTAATAGCAGAATCAATAATTGCTAAAACTTTTTCATCTTGTGCTTGTGCTGGCTGTGTTATTGTTAGCATAAGTGTTGCTGCTAAAATTGATAGTAGTACTTTTTTCATTGTGTTCCTTTTCTTGTTTAAGATATCATCAATCTGATGACATGACAACATGGGTCCCCACCTTGGTCCCACTCTTCACTTTCTTCTTCACTCATATATTCATATCCGCCATCATGTGTATTGCAGTATGGTGGTGTAACCCAACCTCTTTCAATACCGTTTTCAAGCCAGATACCAAACTCTTGCTCTTCAGGCGACAAGTCATCGTGTGAATGATTCATATAATAAGTATACCTTTAAAGACTAACGATGTCAACTGGACCCATACAAGATGGGTTAAATCTTATTGCAGCATTTACTGCTTGCATTACTCTGTTTCTGGCATTTTTTTGCTTATCTGTTGCATATAAAACTCCATAAGCATACTCTGCTCCAGAACCCATTGCAAGGTATGGAAGTGTGTATTTAGATAAAGACATATCTGCAGAACTATGCTCATAGATTTCTCCACGAACAGCAATTATCAAACCAAGATCTCCATCTTTAGATGTATCAACCCAAAACTCATTGTAAAATTCACGCAGTTCTTTGACAAACCTTGTTTGCATAAACTTATCTGTGTCTTTAATGTTTGGTGGTGTTGGCTTAAAGTTATAGCGGATTCTTTCTCCGTCCATTGCTCCTGCATATCCAATTAAGTATGGACCTATCTTCCAAACTTTTGGGGCAGCGAGTGCTAGAATAGTACCATCATCTGATGCTCCACGATCTCCAGCCATGTAGATTTTATCTTCATGTTTTACTACAGCAATACAAGTCATGGCAAAAGCCCTCTCCAGATAGGTGATACTTAAGTATACCATTGCCCAGAGAGGGCTGTCAACTACCGTCAATAATGACTAATTAGCCTTTTTATCTACCGTTTTAAACGCATCATTGATCTCTGCCAATGTGAGTTTTCCATCGTCCAAAAAAGCCCTAGCCAGCCTTTCAACGACTGTTGCTACGCCTAATAGTCCTGCTAAGAATACTGCCTGCATAGTATCAATTCCTACTACTGCTCCTGCTCCTAGAACTGATAGTCCTGATGCTGCAAATACCGCAAGAATTCTCATTAGAATATTTGTTATTGCTTTTTGTGGGTGCTCTTTTTTTGGGGGTTCTACTATTTTTTTATTTGCCATTATTCATCATCCCATTCCTTATTTCTAATTGGGTAGGTAATTCCCCACGCAATTAATGTACAAACAATTGCATATCCTACTACTGTTTTTGCAGAACCATCTAGGACTACCCAGGCAATAAACATACCTAGAAGTGTCCAAAGTTGATCTATCATATCTTTGATTATTTTCTTTATCATGGTCTTCTTCTCCTTATTCCCTTGGAATCGCCAGAGGCTCCTCCACCACCTGATCCTCCAGAATTACTTCCTGCGGATCCTCCAGTAGTTCCTGCTGCAGCACCTACAGCATTTAATGCTGCACCTGTTGCGACAACTGTTGCTACAACCATTTCGGTTGCTTCTGTTCTTTCTTCATCTGTCATGTCAGCACCTATACTTCCAATAGCAGCAAGTGCTGCCTGTGGATCTGTAAATATTGCCTCTACTAATGCTCCTGGATCTGTAACTAGTTCAATGTTTGCTGCCACCTCAGCAGTAATAACTAGGACTTCTCCAGACTCTGATGTTCTAACTTCAATTGGTGTATCTGGTGGTAAGTCTTTAAGTTCAACTCCCGCTGCTAAAACTTCTGCCACTGAAACTGATTCTCCTGGAGCCAAGTTTTCTATTAATGCCGCTACTACAACATCCTTTTGCTCTTCAGTTAATTCTTCTCCAGACTCTACGGCCTTCTTTATCTCTTCAACAGCCTTTTCTTCTTCTTCTTTAATTGCCTCTAACTCTTCTGCAATTTTTTCTTCTTCTGCAAGTGCTTTAGCCTCTGCTTCTTTCTTTGCTTCTGCAATTGCTTTTTCTTCTGCTGCTATACGCTCAGCCTCTGCTTCTGCTTCGGCAATCGCTCTTTCTTCTTCTGCAATACGCTCTGCTTCTATACGATCAGCCTCTGCCTTAGCCTCTGCTTCTGCTTTTTCTTCTGCTGCTTTAATTTCTGCTGCGATGCGATCTTCTTCTGCCTTGGCCTCTATCTCTGCTTGAATTCTTGCTGCCTCAATCTCCGCCTCTATGCGTTCAGCCTCTGCCTTTGCTTCTGCTTCTGCCTTAATTCTTTCTGCTTCTTGCGCTGCTTGAAGTGCTGCAATTCTTTCTGCTTCTGCTCGTGCTGCTGCTGCTTGCTGTGCAATTAATGCTGCTGTTTCTGCTTGTATTCTTGCTGCTTCTGCTTGTTGTGCTGCTGCTTGGGCTGCAACTTGTGCTGCAATTTCTGCTTCAGTTGGTCCAGTAGGTGCTACTGTAACTGGTCCTGTTGGAACCGCTGGTGTTGTTACAGTTGTTGTTTCGCTAGGGGTTGTGACTGTTGTTGTTTCAGGTGTAGGCGTTGTAACAGTTGATGTTTCAGGTGTTGGTGTTGTTACGGTTGCTGTTTCAGAGGGACTAGGAGTCGGAGTAGGGGAAGGCTCTGGAGCAGGTGCTATATATGTAGAACCAGTAACAACATTTGAATTTGTAGAGTAAAGGGAGAAGGTATCATTATCTGATCTAATATGAAATGACCATACTGTTCCTGCTGGCATAAGACCATCTAGCAAGGAATGGTCAATTGTAATTGTTGTATTTAAAGAGTTTGGTCCGCCAACATTTCCAGTAGCAATTCCCCAACCATTACATCCAGTACAATTAAAACTAATTGCATATCTTTCTGGTTGAGTGTTTCCAGTGTCTGGTGCTTCCCAGACCAATACTGTTGATGTCTCATTGCTAGATATAGTTAAATTTCTTGGAGGTCCTATTGTTTTTACTACTGGTGCTGCTTGAGATGTAAAGGCTTCTGCTGGAATAATTTCCATAGATCCAGATTGATTCCAGTAAAGTTTTACATTTGCTCCCCCGCCATTTTCATAGTACATTAATTCTATGGTTTTAGGTACTCCTGCTGTAAAGGCTATTGGGGCAGTTGTAGTTCCTCCACCACCTTTGTCTACCCAGTCATCTGCCACTAAGACTCCATCAATATATAGCCTTGTACCATCATCTGCTGTTGCTAAAAATGATATATCTTGAGTAGAATCGCTTCTAATCGATCCCGTAAAACGAACAATAACATCTTCTGATGGTCCACCTAAAACGCTGCCAAGACCCCACTGAAAGTTAATATTGGATACATTAGTAGTGACGACTGGAGAGGCTCCTTGGGGTATATAAGGGGCAGCATTCTGTCCCAGCACATTATAAACCTGAGCAGTCAAACCTTCTGCTGCGTGGGCTTTGTCAATTATTAAAAGCAGGGGAAATAGAGCAAGGGATAAAACCAGTGCTAATCTTAATAATTTTTTAATACCTCTTCCCCCTTAGACAGACTATGTCTGTTAGGATGATTATACCATTTTATTAAACAAAAAAGAGGGCTAGCGCTTGGCTAACCCCCTTAGTTGTTGGTTTAAGTTATTTCTTTAGTGCAACCTTTAACTTAGGGAACTTCTTGTTCCACTTAGTTGCAAGTGCATTGTATTCTGCTTTGTATGTAGCCTTAGCAAGATCTGCTGCTACTGTTGATGCAGCCTTTGCATCTGCAAGTGCTTTATCTGCTGCTACCTTTGCAGTAACTGCATCCGCCTCTGACTTAGCAAGTGCTGCCTTGACTGTTACAAGTGCTGCATCTGCTGATGCCTTTGCTGTTGCTGCAGCGTTGGCTGCTGCCTGTGCATCAAGTGCACGACCAGCCTTTTCTGCTGCAAGTTGTGCAGTTAGTGAAGCAATAGTACCATTAAGATCTGAAACAACAAATGATGCTGTCGCAGCCTTGATAGGCGCTGTAAGACCAGTTACTGTTGCTGCTGATGCAACTCCTGTAACAACAACCTGAACTGTTCCTGCTACTGCTGTAGCAAGTGCTGCAGTCTTTGATCCAACTACTAGAGTTGTATCTGCTGCACCTTCTGCTGTTGTTGTAGTAACTAGAGTCTTTGTAGATGAACCGTCAGCAAATGTAGATCCAATTACTGTAGCAGTAATGGTCTCGCCTGTTGCAATTAAGTTTCCAAAAACATCTGTTGCTGAAACTGTGATTGTTGGAATTGTTCCAACTGCTGTTGCTGAAGGAACTGAAACTGCAACATTAGATGCTGCGCCTGCTGTTCCCTTAAGGTATACAATTGTTGAGTAAGCACCATTTGTAATGGTTACTGAACCAACTGCTGTTGTAGTTGTATATGCATAAACTGTAACCGCTACGCCTGCAGATGTTACTGAAAGAGTTGAAACTCCTGAAGCAACTGTCACTGGTGTGTTTGTTGTATGTAGCGCTGCTACCAACTTAACTGTTGATGAAGCAGCAAAAGAAACGATTGTTCCTGTGTCTGCTGTTGCAGCAAGTGCTACAGATGTACCAGATGTGATCTGGTTTGCAGATGGAACTGCAACTGTTGCAGGGGCTGCGCTTGTTGTTGCGTTAGTTACTGTTGCAACTGTAACGGCAAGTGGTGCTGCCGAAGAAGGTGCTACAGAAAGTCCAACGATTGCTAGGGCTGCAGCAGTAGCAATTGAGATTTTCTTAAATGAATTCATTTTATTCCTTTTCT